ACAACCCTCAGAGAAGCCGCCAAAGCCGCCCGCCAGCACAACAAGGCCCTACACGCTGCCAGAGAGCGCATGGCAGAGCTATGGAGCCTCCTGAACGTAGCAGAGGCAGAAGTAATCCGCCTGGAGCAAGACGAGAACGGCGTGACATGGGCTCTCGTCGCTGCTGCTCTGGGGGAGAGTGAGCCGGAAGGATAGACACATGCCCCGGTAGTCCCTATCATCTAGGGATATCCAACGGAGGCCGCAATGTCCACATTCCAACCGGCCAACGTGCCAACGCAGAAGATATCTCTCACAGGCACGGCAGCGAAATTCCCGCTCAACACGGATTACCCGCACTTCTACCTAGTCAACGACTGCGATGAGCTCGCGCTTGTTCGGTGGGGCCAAGAATCAATCGACGTCAGCCAGGCAGACATTCCGCTGCCGCCTGGTAGCTACGGCACCCAGCGCCGTGGTAACGCATCACATATGGTGGCGAAGAACAAAACAGGCCTCACCGGAGATTTGTACATCGTCTACGGGACGGAGGTCTGATATGTGGTTCGGCACATGGATGCGATCCAGACTTATCGGCATGTCGGTGTTGAGCGACACCACGCCGGTATCAGAAGCTGTCAGCGGCGTCGCTGGGGGCGGGCAGAAGGCAAGCCGGGACGACCACAAACACCCCCGCTTGACATCCGCGTCATGGGCAAACACCAACGCCAGCGGAGAGGCCACATTCACATTCACCCGCACATTCTCAACGAAGCCCACTGTGGACCTCTGCTATGAGGAAGCCGCAGACACCCAGCCAATCATTCTCAAGGTGAAAAGCTGGACGCAGGACGGAAACGGGAACTACACCGGCCTAGTCGCCAAGGCATACCGACTGCAAACACTCCCCAGCTCCATCGCGCTGCTAACCGTGCTGATCAACTTCAGTGTTACAGTGAACGCTCCCGCAGGCATTCCCGTGTCCTGCATCGCATTGCAACAGTCGTCGTAAGTGTTCGCTAACTTCGGACAATCCAAGAGGAACCCGAATGGAAAAAGTAACCAAGAGAAAACCCACCGGCGCAGCGGCGCTCGGAGCAGGCCCAGGAAGGCCCAAAGGAGTGCCCAACAAGGCCACAACGGAGTTCCGGGAGACCATCACCCAGCTCCTGAGCGATAACGCGGCAAATGTCGCTGTATGGCTTGAGCAAGTAGCGACAGGCGGCGGCAACCCAGAGAAGGCCGACCCAGGCAAAGCGCTGGATCTGATGGCAAAGCTGGCCGAGTTCGCTGCGCCAAAGCTTGCTCGGACCGAGATTGTCGGGGATGGTGGTGGCCCCGTTGTGGTGGCGGCTACAAGTCACGACGAGCGCCTATGAAGCTAACCGACGTCCAGCTTAAGGCTCAGGACGTACTGGCAGGTGAAGCAACCCATGTAATGCTGTTCGGCGGAAGTCGGTCGGGGAAGACGTTTCTGCACATCCGCAACCTGTGCATGAGGGCTATCAAAGCCCCAAACAGTCGGCATGTGGCGTTCCGATTCCGCTTCAATGCCATCAAGGCATCCATTGTGATGGACACCTTGCCGAAGGTAATGCGCCTGGCGTTCCCTGGCGTGAAGTTCGAGCTGAACAAGACGGACTGGTTTGCGCGCTTTGAGAATGGGTCAGAGATCTGGTTTGCCGGGTTGGATGACGGGGAGCGCGTCGAGAAGATCCTGGGCATGGAGTTCTCCACCATCTTCTTCAACGAGTGCTCCCAGATCCCGTGGGACAGCCGTAACGTGGCAATCACCCGTTTGGCGCAGAAGGCAACACAGGTCATTCAAGGTCGAGCTGAATCCCCATTAAAGCCGCGGGTCTGGTACGACTGCAACCCGCCATCTAAGGCGCATTGGTCCTATCGCCTGTTCATTGAGAAACGCGACCCCGAGACCAAGGAGCCAGTACGCAATACGCATGATTACGCATCGGTCCAGATCAACCCGAAGGATAACGCTGAGAACCTGACGGACGGCTACCTTGATACCCTCCAGGGATTGAGCGCCAGGATGAGGCGCCGGTTTCTTGATGGTGCGTTCGCCGACGCAACTCCGAATGCATTGTTTGCTGACGATGTCTTTGAGAAATGGCGGGTGATTGATGGTGAATTGCCGCAGTTCGTGCGCGTGGTTGTGGCGGTCGACCCATCGGGGGCGGATGATTCAGAGAACGCCGATAATGATGCTATCGGCATCGTCGTGATGGCGCTCGGCACGGACGGCAATGCGTATCTGCTAGAGGATTGCACGGTCAAGGCTGGCCCCGCAACGTGGGGGAAAATAGCCACGGATGCATACGACCGCCACAGCGCTGATGTGATTGTGGGGGAAACCAACTATGGCGGGGCGATGGTCAAATACACCATTCAAACGCACAAAGCGCGTGTGCCGTTCAAGATGGTAACCGCCACCAGGGGCAAGGCTGTACGCGCTGAGCCGGTCTCTTCCTTGTACGAACAGGGCAAGGTGCGGCATGTGGGTAACTTCGCCGAGCTGGAGGATGAGCTATCAGCATTTAGCACGTTCGGCTACACTGGCGCGAATTCACCCAACCGGGCTGATGCGCTGGTCTGGGCGGTCACAGAGCTTTTCCCTGGAGTCATAGCTGGCCCTAAGCGCGAGAAAAAGCCGCAAACCCAGCGCGTCGCATCCTGGATGGGCTGATCCTAAACATCAACGTCGAGATGACGCCATGGCAGACAAAGACGAACCAATCGACAGCAAATCGGACGACGAGGATATCTATCAGCGAGGGCTGGAGGATTTCGAGCGCTGCATATCGGCGGAGTCTGACAACCGCCGTGACGCCTTGGACGATATCCGATTCGCGAGGTTGTCAGAGCAGTGGCCGGAGGAGATCCGCCTATTGCGGGAGCGTGAGGCCCGCCCATGCTTGACCATCAACAAGCTGCCTGCATACATCCGCCAGGTGGTGAATGACGCACGTTTGAACAAGCCCAGCATCCGGTGTCACCCGGTCGACAGCGGCTCGGATGTAAAGACCGCTGAAATTCTCAACGGGCTAATCCGAAACATCGAGGTTATTTCCAGCGCTGACATTGCCTACGATACCGCCATCGACTGCGCTGTGTCTGGCGGCTTTGGTTATCTGCGCATCGTGACCGATTACGCTTGCGATGACACGTTCGACATGGACATCATGTTCAAGCGAGTCGCCAACCAGTTCACGATCTATGGCGACCCAGTCGCTGAGGCCGGTGACGGTTCTGACTGGAATGTGGCATTTGTGAGCGAGTTCTTGCGGCCTGAAGAGTTCAAAAAGCGCTGGCCTGGTGTTGACGTGCAAGGCTGGAAAGACGGCGTCACCGGGGATGAAAAACAGAACTGGATCAACGACGACCGGATCCGTGTTGCCGAATACTGGCGCAGGACCAAGGAAGAGCGCGAGATCGTCCAGTTGTCGGATGGGTCAGTGTGGTCCAAGAAGGATTATGAAGAGCGCGCCGACATATTTGTAACCAGCGGCCTGACCGTTGTGCAAGAGCGCACGACCGAGAGCTACAAGGTCATGCAATATTGGCTTGGCGGCGGCGAAGTGCTGGAGTCAACGGAGTGGCCTGGCAAGTACATACCGATCGTGCCGGTATACGGGGATGAAATCAACGTCGAGGGGAAAAAACACTGGGTCTCGCTCATCCGCCACGCGAAAGACGCTCAGCGGATGTTTAACTACTGGCGCACCAATGCGACAGAACTGGTGGCTCTTGCCCCCAAGGCCCCATTCATCGGTGCGATTGGGTCCTTTGATTCCGACCAGGAGAAATGGGCGACGGCCAACACACAGACCCACGCTTACCTGGAATATGACCCTGTAGAAGGCGCTGCTCCACCCCAGCGCCAGCCATTCGCAGGACCTGCAGGCGGGGCGTTACAGGAAGCGTTGAACGCGTCTGACGATATCAAGTCGATTATCGGGCTGCATGACGCATCCATGGGTGCGCGGAGCAATGAGGTATCCGGGCGGGCCATCATGGCGCGTCAGCGAGAAGGCGATGTGTCCACCTTCCACTTTATTGACAACATGTCCCGGGCGATCCGCCAAGCCGGGCGCATCCTGGTGGACTTGATCCCCAAGGTTTACGACAAACCGCGTGTGGTTCGCGTGCTGGGCGAGGATATGAAGCCTCAGTCGGTGCAGATTAACC